AACCATATTTGACAATGAATTGAACAATCTCCTCAAAAATGACCTTCTCGGATTTGCTCTCAAAATAATCTGGTTGTATGAAAGGAATGACTTTGCGGGAATAATCTTCATTGTATATTAAGTTTCTGAGAATCGTGGTCTCAATTCGTTCCATAAGAGAATTGTTGTTTCGCGGCAGCATCAAGTTGCTGCATTACTTCTTCTGTAAAATATTGATCTGGGTTTTTTAGAATTTCTTTCCCATAAATTTTCTTACCATTAATCTCATAGCGACCAGCGACATTCTTCCACATACCCGCTTCCTCACCGAGTTCAAGCAGTCCATAATATCGATCAAGGCCGCGTTCATCATAAAACAAACGAATCTCCACATCTTGGTTCTCCTTACTCAAACGCGACTTGGCAGTTTTTGCTTTGATAATATTACCTATAATATCAGTGCCGTCTTTTTCTTTTTTCTTTGAAAGATAGATAATCGTAGAAGCAGCATATTTGAGTCCACTACCACCACCCATTTCTTTTGTAGGAACATAAGCACCAATCACATCATAAGTGTGGTTGGTGACAATCATAGGAATATTTGCTTGTCCCAGTTTAAGGGTAAGCATACGAAAGGCACCTTTTACAAGTTGTGATTTGGTCATATCACGGACTTGTTTATCATTCAGTGCATCAGTAATCTCTTTATCGGTTGAAAGCATACCCAAAGAGTCTAGCACAAACATACAAGGTTTGCGTTCCTCTACGGGTTTTTTCATATACAGATCAACTGCCTTGAGTGCTTTTCCGCGAAACTCTTCAATTGTGACTACATTAACAACTACAAGGCGCTGAGTGTCAATTCCACGACTTTCTAAAAGAGATTTAGTGATAGCAGCCTCAGTGTCAAAGTAGAGACAGTAACCATCGGGATTAGAATCAAGAAAATTCTTAACCACTGCGAGAGAGAAAAAAGTCTTTCCAGTAGAAGACTCTCCAGCAATAGCAGTAATCTTATTCCCAGATACACCGCCAAATATACTACCTGAAACCAGTGCATTAAAAATGTATGAACCCGTATCAACATAAGTTTCTGTCTCATCAATATCTGAGGCAAGTTTAGTGTACTCACCACCAACTTCTTTTACAATTTCTTTAAGAAAATCCATAATTATTTTTTCCTATTAATATTAAATGACCATAATTTGGCATAGAGATTTTTTTCTTTAGAATTTTTAAGCATTTCAATAATCCTTTTAAATTCTTCATCAGTAATTGGTATTTCCATTAAAAAAAGAAAGACTCTAAACTTGCTGTTTTTTCTACATTCCACCCAACAACATCAAGAATAGTTTTGAGTGGATCTAAGAAACTCTTTTCAAATTGTAATTCATAATCAATGTATTTGTCAAGGTCAAGTTCCTTTGGGAAATCCTGAATAAAAGAAATTACATTCTCACGAATTATATTTGGTGTTTTAAGAAAAATATACTTAATCTTCTCACCATTATTAATTAAAGAATATTTGTTTGTGAGTTTTTTTTCTTTAATATAATGATTGAAGAGGAGGGCGCCACGAATATGTATTGGAGTTTTATGAGCGTAGATTGTAGAAGATGAGTGATACTTACGCACATCTGAAGCAGATCTTGGAAATGCAATTTGTTCAGGAGGAAGTTGTTTAAACTCTTGTTTGCATTTTTCAATATAATCAATCATATTTTGCTCAGAACCACTCATCATAATATTGAAGGACTCTTTCAACATCTTACGACAGGGAGCAGGAGTAGAAGATTTGATTGCCTCAATACCTTTAATCTTCAGTTTTGGTGCTTCATAACGAACACCTTCACTGTCCCAGACACTCAGAATATATCGCTTTTTCGCAGTCCAAATACCACGCTCAGCAATACACTCACGCTTCATGAACATTTTCTGATCATAAGCATTCACATACTCAGCCAATTCTTGGTAAGAACTTTCAATATACTTTTCAAATTCCACCTGACAGACCTTATCAAGGAACGAAACAATGCCTTGAGTAGTTTTCTCTCTTCCCTTGAATACACTTTCAACCAGAGGACCCATATTAATATAAAGAGAGTCAGTATCTGAAGCAATAACATAATCTACATCTCCACTTTTAAGAATTTTGTTGAGATAGGCATTCATCTTATTCATAATCCACTGGATAGAAACCTGTCCAGAAAGAGTGATTGCCTCAGCGTTTGCTAGTTTGTAATAACGGAAATACTGATTGCCGATAGCACCATAAGCAGAATTAAGTTGAATTTTCCGCGCCATTTGGATGTTGTTGCACCTTGCAATCTCTTTTTCCAACTGTTTCGTCTTTTTCTTTTCATATTCTTGTTCTGCCGAAAGCATTTTCTTCTTGAAGATCACACGTTCATTATAGATCTTCTCCATCAGTTCTGGAAGAAATCCACGAACATCCTTGCGATACATTGCTCCATTAGCACATACCGAATAATCCTTATACAGTTCAAAGGTGAGTTCTTTGTTGAGTACCTTATCAATATTGACTGTAGGATGCCTTTCTTCCAAAAGAGTTTCTGGAGAAATGTTATATTGCATAATCAGGTGAGGATACAGTGAGTTCAAGTCAAAACTCACAACCCATTCATACATACCAGGAATAGGTTCCTTCACATAAGCACCAGCATACTTCTCATCCTTGAAAGACTTTTCTTTCGGAGGAATAACAATGTTACGCTTTTTGAGATAGTTGTAGATAATCGTATCCCACATACGAACCTGAGAAAACACATCTTCATAGTTCGCTTTGGCGTCATATGCCATCGTAAGAGCAAGTTCAATGAGTTTCATCTTGTCTTCCATTCGGTCAACAAGTTCTACGTCCTTGATGTTGTACTCTACAAATTTTTGCCAACCCTTTGTATAAAAGTCCTTGAACGTATCAAACTCGGAGTGGTCCAGTTTCTTCTGCCCCAGTTCTACTTCGGCAATATAATCTAGACGATATGATTCCTGTGCCTTATAAGTAAATTTCTTATAAAGATCCAGATAATCTAACTGGGAAATACCACCAATATCATAGCAAAGGTGTCTACGCCCAGAGATATAAGTCTCATCTTCAGTAACAAGACCCCAAGGAGACATACGCTTCATCAGTTTTTCACCCAGAACACGATCCAGGCGGCGCACCAGGTATGGAATATCATACAATTTACTATTCCATCCAGTCACAACTTCTGGTGTGTTTTCTTCAACCATCCACCAGTTAATGAAATCCATCAGAAGATCTCTTTCGGTTTGAAAGGACCTATAAATCACATTCTTCTGCTGGTTATTAAAAGGACCAAGACCCCAAGTGCGAATTTGCTTGGTGGTATAATCCTGAATTGTAATGAGAAGAACTTCCTCAGCAACTGACTCTACATCAGGGAACCCATTCTCCGATGCAACCTCAATATCAATCGTTGCGAGTTTAATTTTACTAATATCAAACTTTAGTTCTTCTTGTGGATAGTTTTCGGAAATGTATTGATAGATGTAATACGTGTTTCCATAGATTTTAAAGTTCTCTACGTTCTCGTACTTCTTAATAAACTCACGGCAGTCACGAACTGATCCAGGCTGAACTGCTTCTACATATTCCCCATTCAGGGTTTGATATTTAGTTTTCTTGTTAGAAGGGACAAAAAGAGTCGGGTTGAACTTCTCACGGGTCATAAAGTGTTTTCCATCTTCATAACCGCGAACAAGAAAGTTGTCCCCGACCATTTGAACGTTTGTATAAAATCTCATCAGGCAGTTAGTTCAAGGTATTTTGCAAGGATTTCTGATTTAGGATCTACAAGAGTTACAATATCTTCAGATCTCATCATGATCTCTCTTTGATCTGTTACATCTAACCAATCATCCAAATCAAAAACACCAGATTCTGAGTTTTTTGTTATTTTAAAAGGTTTAATTAATTTGCAATTTGGTTCTCCAATCTCAGCATAAACTTCTTCGATTAAAGAAATAAGAATAATATCATTCTTCAATAAAAGACATTTCACCATCTAATTCATCCTCTCCAATTTGTAATTCTTGTTCATCATTTACCATTTCTGTGAAAAATTCATCATTTTTCATTTGATTTAAAACGTCTGCCGTTTTTTCAATATAAATTTCCTCAACTGATTTAAGAGGATTTACAACAGTCACAACCCAATCACTAGTGACAGCAATTTGAGTGTCGGAGGTTAAAATAAACCAAGGGGAAAGTGTAATTTGAATTGGAGTATCATTATTACCACTCTCTTCCTCAGTCAAAACTATGGTTTTATTTACTTGTATTTTGTGGGGATAATTAAAAAGATATCCACAAACTTTTTCTTCGACCACAAGTTCTTTCATATCAGCGATTACTGTTTCGCCAGATTTTAATAAAGCTAATTTAATTGACATAAGAATTCAGTTTCCTGTGACTAAGTATAGCAAGAAAAATGGGAGGTGTCAACTGGATTTTGCCAGTCACCTCCCGCGCCGACGATATTCAATTATATTTATAGATAATCTTTGCGTTTATGGTGGTCAGGAACAATCTTCCTTAGGTTGACAGAGAGGAGTCCGTCTTCAAAGGATACATCTGCGACTTCTGTATCATCTGCAAGTGTCCATGCTCTTTTGAAAGATCGTTGAGCCAGTCCCTTATGGACGTAGTTGGTGTCGGATTCCTTATCCTCTTTTTGTCCTTCGACAAAT